TGAACTCAAAAGAGGTGTCATGGATTTTTGAGTGACATATAAAGGTATAGGATCAACCTTTTTACGTTCACTGCCGACTTCTTTCTCCCAATTATCTAAATAATCAGTAGGAGGAATTGAGCCGACTGGCATTTCCATTTGTGGTATTTGGGGTCCCATGACTTCAATGCCTTCTGCCCACATTTGTATAGTATAAGGAACTGTAACTGCAGTTGCAATTTGAGCATTTCCTAAAGGAGCAAGGACATCCAAAGAAATTCTAGGACCAAGATCACCTGACGGTAATGGGTCCAAATAATGATTGGGTTGTATGTAAGGAATTTCAATAATAGTTGAAGCACGTTCAGTGGCATCAAGCACTACAGAAGGTAAGCATGACAATGCAACCATACTCTGATTGGTGTAAGTAGTGGCACTGGTTACAGGTAACCAGGTTAGCAACAACTTTCCATAATGGGTCATCGTAGAATTGATCATCACCTTAACAAAAAATTTCTTGTAGCGCCAATATCTGAAACCTTTCAAAACATTTGAAACATAGACATTGTTCCAAAAAGCTGAATGGAGGTCTAGCGTGGTAACTTTGGAGCCATAAATGGAGGCAGAAGACCAGGCACCTGTGGCAATTGTGATTGGTCTCTTATTGAGAAGATCAACTTGTAAATCAATATAAGGATTGACTTTGTCAACTCTGGATTCAGGTTTGACTTCAATTTCCATGAGTCCGACTTGATCTACATATTTGATTAGGGCAGTTTGTTCTTCTATGACTGGCTCTTTTGACTGAAGAGAGTCTGTCATACGGGGGTCTAGTGATTGGCTGGCGATTCTTAAAAGCTTTCTAAGTGTGAATCTAAACTTAGAGCTATCTGCTTAGGTAGAGAATTAACCCTTTTCTTTGTTTGCCCAGGAAATAGTAAGACTGGGGGTTGTTTTGTTAAGGTCAACTTACCAAAGTGATATCACGTTCAAAAGTGGATAAAACTTCTAGATATTCAGGTGTTTTAAATAGGGGTTCTGGATTGTAACCAAACTGTGCTACCATATGATTGTATTCAAAGAAAAGACGAATTTTAGGGCAGTATCTTTGGGCATACATTTTGACATACTTGTCAAAAGTTTCAAAAAACACTTTGCCATGAAAGAACGATTCAGTGTAAGCACTTCGTAAATTTGCTTCCATGACGACATGATCTGGTTCATCTTGTTTTGTCATCCATCTTGTCATCTCATATATTGTTCGTGGGTCCAAAGGTCCTACAACGGTGTCCTTTGTTATATTAGGGATGAATCTTCTTTTTAAATATGTGGTATCATATAATACTTTAACATCTGTAAAATCTTTGGTTTTACTGGCAGTTGTGAACTCAATATCCCATGAAGCGAAAATGGCTGAAATACTTGAGAAAAAATTGGGGTCTCTTTTCAGCATGGTAAAAATATTATCATCACCAAATGTAGTCATTTTAAAATTAGTTTTGACTATTTGGGATGCTTCTGTGATATCATGGCCTTTAGTTACATAATATTGTAAAAAGGCACATCTTAATAATAGGGAATTTAAAATACAATTATAGTGCAAAGTGATAGGT